CCCATATGATAACACAGATGTGGATGGAGGGGCCAAACGGTTATGGCAAAATGAAAATTTTGCCTACACCAATGGGACAACTAGTTCGAACTATGCTCGAAGCCGGTGTAAAACTTGGCGTTAGTTCTCGTGGTAGTGGCAATGTCAATGACATGAACGGCCATGTATCCGATTTCGAAATAATCACAGTCGATATAGTTGCACAGCCAAGTGCTCCAGGAGCGTACCCTACACCAGTTTACGAGCATTTAATGAATGCTCGTGGTGGTGCAAGAGCGTTTCGTGTAGCACAGGAAGTAAAAGAAGATCCAAAGGCCCAGAAATACTTGCAGGAAAATCTCTTGCAAATTATTAAAGGTCTAAAATAAGCCCGAGGAGATACAGATGTTGGAAGCATTCAAACAATTAGTTGAGTCAGGGGTAATGACAGAAGAAACAACGCAGGTTGTGGAAGCTGCCTTTGCCGCTAAGATTCAAGAAACACGCGACCAAGTCACAGCAGAGCTACGTGAAGAATTTGCTCAAAAATACAATCATGATAAAACCGTGATGGTAGAAGCAATAGACAAAATGTTAGCCGAGCGCTTGACCGCCGAAATGACAGAATTGCACGAAGACAAGAAGTCTCTAGATGAGGCAAAAGCACTATACCGTCAACGTATCAGTGAAGATGCTCGTAAGCTAGAGGGTTTTGTTATCAATCAATTAGGAAAAGAATTGGCTGAATTCCAAGGAGACCGTAAAAAAGTTTCTGAGAATTTCAGCAAGTTAGAGCAATTTGTTGTTCATGCTCTAAGCAAAGAAATCAAAGAATTTACCATTGACAAGCAAGATTTGGCTGAAACCAAAGTCAAGCTAGTTCGTGAAGCAAAAAGTAAGTTTGATGAAATCAAACAGCGTTTCGTTGAACGTGCTGCCAAAGTTGTGGAAAACACAGTTACACGCAAATTGACTTCTGAAATCAAGCAATTGAAAGAAGATATTGACAATGCTCGTAACAATGACTTTGGTCGTAAAATTTATGAAGCGTTTGCACAAGAATTTGCTGGCTCTTATCTAAATGAGAAGTCTGAAACAAGTAAATTGTTAAAGATCATCAAGAAGAAGGAACAAGAACTAGCAGAGGCAAAACACTACATGGCAGAGAAAGACACTCTAGTTGAGTCCACACAACGTGAAATTCGCGTTACCAAAGACTTGATGGAGCGTAAGGCTGTTATGAGTGAGATTTTGGCACCATTAGGTGCTGATAAAAGAGAGATCATGAAAGAACTTCTTGAGTCTGTACAGACTCAGAAACTTAATGAAGCTTTCGACAAATACCTACCAGCAGTCATGGAAGGACAAACACGTAAGGTTACTAATAAACCAGTAATTTTAAGTGAAGGTTCAGAAGTAACTGGAAATCGTGATAGTAAGCCCGAGGTAGGCTTAGACAATATATTAGATATCCGCAAACTAGCGGGTCTAAAATAATTAATTTCAAGGAGACACATAATGTCAAAATTATTAAATGAAAGATGGTCAGAGACCAAAGAAGCTCTGCTTGAAGGCCTATCTGGTACACGTCGTGCTTCTATGCAAGTTTGCTTAGAAAACACCCGTAAGTATTTGGCTGAAAGCGCAACTGCAGGTGCAACAAGTTCAGGTAACGTAGCAACACTTAACCGTGTTATTCTACCAGTTATCCGTCGTGTTATGCCCACAGTTATTGCAAACGAAATCATTGGCGTTCAGCCAATGACAGGTCCAGTTGGACAAATCCACACTCTACGTGTTCGTTATGCTGATTCTAGCAACGAAGTCACAGCAGGTGAAGAAGCATTGAGCCCATTCAAAATTGCTCAAGCATATTCTGGAAACGACAATACTACAGTGCCAGGCGGCGGTTCTACAAGCAATTTAGAAGGTTCTGCAGGTAAGCGTATGAGCATCCAAATTTTGAAAGCTCCAGTTGAAGCTAAGTCTCGTAAACTAAGCGCACGTTGGACTTTTGAAGCTGCTCAAGATGCACAAAGCCA